TCAATTTTTATAGATGAATTTGTGCGTAAGTCCATTCTTGAAGACAATGGAGCTTACATGACCATCAGTGACATAAACGGAATCAAGAATTGTTTCCATGTATGTCCTGAGAATTTCCGGATCCACAGAGGTTGCAAGATTTTTATAATAGATATATTTTCGGTTGCTTAATTCCTTCTGTATGAGAAGGTGGCTGGCCTGTTTTATAAATTCTTCATCGGACAGCAGAGAATCCGGATTTTGAGTAATGAGACCAAGCTGGGCATTGATGTTTTTTAGATGATCTGATATTTCGCTTTTTCTAATAATAAAATCTTTTTCAGACATAGATTTATCTGAATACAGGTAAAGATCTTGTAATCGTTGTAAGGCACGTTCCTGTTTTTCTTTTTCCTTTCTGAGTGCAGCGAGTTCAGGATTTATAGTAGCTTTTTTCTTCCGCGGCTTTTTGACTGCAAAGACATAGGAATTATCTGAACCATACCGGGCCAGAAGATTAAAGAAGTCATTCAGCCCATTTCCTTCAATGGAAGAAATATTGGAAAAAGTGGATCCGGCCAACAAGTGCCTCTGCAATTCTTCAGGAGTATCTATGGTGGAAAAGGTTTTCTTTGCATTGAGCATATTTAAAATATAATTGATAGTAAACTCGCCAATAATCATATCATTTACTGTAGCGTTATCACATTTCTTACTTCTACGATGCAGAGGACAGCTGTAATTTGACGGTCGGTATCCGTCGACATGCTTCTTACCAGGAGTGGAAACCATTTTGTTGCCACATTTACCACAATAGGCAATTCCTTGGAAGATGTGAATGTTTGCTGTAGTATGAAGCCTGCCAACTGGATTTCTAACATATCTGGAATTGTTTTTTAATATGGCTTTCATTGCTTCGTGTTCTTCCAAGGTGAATATAGCTGGATGGTGGTCCGGGATCATTATCCATTCATCCTCTGGATTGAGAGTTCTGTTTTCAGTTCCTTTATACCGGTTATATCGGTAAATACCAGCGTAAAATGGACTGGATGTAATAAACCATACGGCATGAGCTGTCCAGTCTACGCCTGCCCTAGTTTTGTAGCCATCTGCATTCAGAGCCCTTGCGGTATATACAAGGGATTTATTGCTTAAATATAAGTCTTTTAATTTACGGCACACTACAGCCTCATCTTCCCGGATAGAAAACTGGGTCGTAGTGGAATCGTAGGAGTATCCAAAAGGAATCCTGCCACCGTTCCATTGTCCATTGTTGGCTCTGGATATCATTGTTGCTGTGACACGTTCTGAAGTCATATTTCTTTCCAATTCAGCAAATACCAAAACAATTTTAAGCATAGCTTCACCAATGGCAGTGGAGGTATCAAACTGCTCATTTTTACTTACAAAGGTTACCCGTAATGATCGGAGTTCTTCATACATTTCTGCAAAGTCCAGAAGATTTCTGGATATTCTATCAATTTTCCAAACAAGAATATGAGTAAACTCACCCTTTCGGGTTCTTCCCATCATGTCTTGAAAAGCTGGGCGGTCAGTATTTTTTCCTGAGTAGCCGGCATCTTCAAAAATGTCATAATTATCAGTGCCAAGAATGAGCTGGCAATACGCTATGAGATCCCTTTTCTGCATAGGTATAGAATCTTTGTCTATCTGGTGAACGGTAGATACCCGAATATATATTGCAACTTTAGTTTCTCGAATGGACGTAGATACGCCCCTTGAAGTCGTTTTTCTTCTCGCCATGATATTTCTCCCAAGCACATAAAGAAAGCCCCTGCCTGGGGCTGTCCTTATTACTAAATGATATTTGGTACATATTTATTGAGTACGGACCATACAATTTCCCTATCTCTTTGATCTGCCAGTTGATAACAGGCAAGGAGCCGCTGAAGTTCCAGAACAAAGGCATCTCTTTCTGGGACAAGTGGTTTTTGGGGGTGAATAGTAATCTTTTTTTCCATAAGAAAACCTCCTGTTATTTGGTTCTATTATTCCGATACCATTCAAAATAGTTAGGTGATATTATGCCCTCTTGTTATCAGCGTATTTTTTCGGTGTAGAAACCATATGAGTACGCAAGAAATCTTTACAAAGCTGCTGGCGGTCTTCTGGAATCTGAGAGATGATGTCACCCCATTCACTACTCAGCTCACAATTCTGAGTTTTGCTGGAATATGGAGCCTGACCCAACCCATAAACCAATTCGTCTATGCTGATCTGAAGATATTCTGCAATTTCCATGACGATGTCCAAACGTGGAAATTTTCCCATTTTCCATCCTCCAGTATTGCCACTCGCTCTGCCTATATCAGCTAAAACAGCGGTGACGGTGGTGCCTTCTCTTTCACAGGCAGCCTTAAAATTATCGTAGAACATAGTACCTCCTTCATAAAAACTCAAAAAAATGAGTAAAAAGTATTGACCTACTCAATTTAACGAGTTAATATAACAAATGTAAGATGATTTTGAAGATGATTTTAAAGTTTATTTTAAAGATAAAATCAATCTTCATTATAAAGAAAAATGCAACAAAAGTAAAGAAAAGAAAGGAGTAAAGCATATGGCGGAAAAGTTGTCTCCTTGGTGTAAAAAAGCCAAGATCGCCATGATTCAGAAAGATATCGGAGTTTCTGACATGGCAGAGAAACTCGGCAACAATCGCTCATACATTTCGTCAGTTTTAAATGGCCGTGTGGTATCACCTCCCATAAGAAAAAGAATAAGTGATTATTTGAATATTACTGATGATGATTCGTACTCAGATGTTTGAGCATGAACTCATTATAAGGGATGAGAGGTGAGAACAGAATGGAGTTTGATTGCACTAAAGCTGGGAAGAATATTTATTTTTCCTGTAGAGAAAAGGCGGCAAAATATAATGACCTTCTAAACAGCAGAGAAAGAGCTGCTGAGTTGCTGGGAATTTCAACTTCAACTCTGGCAAATCATGAGCTGGGCGTAACCAAAAATGTACCACCAGATACAGTGGTAATGATGTCCGATCTGTATAATACGCCGGAATTACGAAGCTATTATTGCAAACATGAATGTCCAATAGGACGAAACCTTCCTTTGGCAACGCAGGTAAGTGGTTTGCAGGGCATTACCGTAAAAATTCTGAACAGTTTGGACGAAGATGCGGTACGAACCATGAAAAAACAGTTGCTAAGCATTGCGGAGGATGGAGAAATTACAGCAGATGAGCAGGAAACATTTGAAGGAATAATGAAAAAACTGGAAATTTTGGCAATAGCAATTTCAGAATTACGAATGCTGGCCGAGAAATTTCAGAAGTAGATGAAAGAGGCTGATACGAATGGAACTGAAAGAAAAGCTGAGACAGATTTTGAAAGAACGCTACGGAATGGAGAACGATGCAGAGATTATAAAAGAGGCAGGAGCCTTACAGGGCATTGATCTTGGCATATTTGTAAATCCGTATGAGAAAGATGAGGTAAGAAGTGCGTAGAAATATGCGAAGAAAGTTAAAAGTATATGCAGTAGATGCAGCAATGATAGTTTTGGCAACTCAGGTGACAGGCGTATTAAAGGCCGAAAACAAAGCAGAAGCATCTACATACACACCAATACAGAATGTTCAGGATGAATACACAGAAACCGGATCCGATGTAAAAAACGAAGTAGCAGAAGATAGTTCTACATTAGATGATTATAGTTGGAACAATAAAGATTCTAATATCCTTTTGAAAATTGCAATGGCAGAAGCAGAGGGGGAAGGAACTGAAGGAAAAGCTATGGTAATGAGAGTGGTTCTGAATCGAGTGGAAGATAAAGAGTTTCCGAACAGTGTAGAGGGAGTTGTGTTTCAGCCAGGGCAGTTTGAACCTGTTTTAGATGATGGAAGATATTGGAACGTTGAACCGGACGCAGAATGTTATAAGGCTTTATATATGGTCCAGTGTGAAAATTGGGACGATACAAAGGGAGCGTTATATTTCAGCAGAACTGGTAGTTCATCTTGGATGGAGGATAATACAGAATACCTTTTCACTATAGGAAATCATTCTTTTTACAGATAGGAGGCAAGAATGCTGGAACGATGGATCGTAAAACATTGGATTGCATTAAGTGTAGGTTGCTTATTGATGGCGGCGGCGGTGCGAATGGCATACGCTCAGCGTGGTTATGCAGCAATCGGCGGTGAATGGGCAATCATTCCGATTGTGTTCCTGATCGAATGGTTTATTAAGGCCAGACGCAGGGAGGCACGAAGAAAATGCAGAAATACGAGAGTGTAAAGAAGCAGTTAGAGAAAGACGGCTACAAAATATCAAATGCAGAGTTTTCTTGTTTGGTGGAATATGCCAGAAAGAAAACGAAGATTGTAGGAAAAGGCGAAATTTATGTTCCAATATTGCTTCCGGATGTGATAAAAGAATATTTTTTCCGAATGGGAGCAAATTTGGAAACCATGTCAAAAATGGTGAAAGAATAATAACAAGGAGGCACAACACAATGAATGAAGTTCAGGTTAATTCACAGGGAAATGTACAGTCGGTAGATTTTACAAGTCAGGAAGTGGCACAGCCGCAGAGATCATCTCAAACAGAAATGATGGTAACCAGGCAGGCCCAGGAAGTGCAGGTTGCAATGCTGGCTGCAAAGAGGTTTCCACGAGATCAGATTGTAGCATACAACAATATTCTGAAGGCTTGCCAGAGAAAAAAATTGGCAGAAAATTCAATGTATGAGTTTCCGAGAGGAAATGAAAAGATTACTGGTCCATCTATCAGACTTGCAGAAGCCATTGCTCAGAACTGGGGAAATATTGATTTTGGATTTATGGAGCTGGAACAGAGAAATGGAGTCAGTCAGGTTATGGCGTACGCATGGGATCTCGAAACCAATTCCAGACAGACAAAATTGTTCAGTGTACCTCATATCCGACATACAAGAAAAGGCGATTACCCGCTTACAGACCCAAGAGATATTTACGAAGCAGTAGCGAATCAGGCAGCACGAAGGGTAAGAGCTTGTATTCTTGGAATTATTCCAAGTGATGTTGTGGATGCAGCAGTAGATAGATGCAACGAAACTTTACGGGGAGCATATAAAGAGCCTTTAGTGGATCGTGTCAGAACGATGGCAGAAGTATTTGAAAAGGAATTTTCCGTCAATATTTCAATGATTGAAAAGTATTTGGGCTGTAAAAGTGATTCTTTCTCAGAAAATGATTTTGTAAGACTGAAAAAGGTTTATCGTGCTTTGCGTGATGGAATGGCAAAGCGCGAAGATTACTTTGAGATTGGTTTACCGGTAACTGATAACAGTGAGATTAGTGATCCTTTCAGTGGAGGAGAAAAGAAACCGGAAGCCATCAAAGAGGGTGACAAGAAATGATTTTGAATAATGCAAATTATTACAGCCCAGAAGCGAATAAGGAATATATGAGTGTGTCACAGTACAAAGCATTTATGAATTGTGAGGCAGCAGCTATGGCAAGTATCTCTGGAAAATATGAAAGACCAACAACTAGGGCATTATTGGTAGGATCATTTGTAGACAGATACTTTGAAGGCACACTCAATGAGTTCCTGAAAGAGAATCCAGCACTTTACACAAGAAAACATGAGCTGAGAGCAGAGTTCAAAAGAGCGAACCAGATCATAGAAACTGTGAAAACGGATCCCAAATTTATGGACGCTATGAGTGGAGAAAAACAGCGGATTTTCACCTTTGAATTATTCGGG